TGTTTGCTACCATACATGACACAGAAGAAATTGTTGGCATGGCATCAAGTATTGGTCTATACTATGATCGCCTGCACATGATCAACTGTCGCAAAGAGTTGTTGGAAAAGTTTGATGAACATGAACACATCAAGGCCATCTGGTTGGCCTTGAATGCCAGCTATGGTCTAGAAGCATTCCGCTTCATGGTCAGTTTTGCCACCAGCTTGGCCATGGTTGAGAATCGCATGTTCATTGGCAACGGAAACATTATCAGTTTGATCTTGCAAGACGAAATACTACACAAGGATTGGACGGCCTGGATTATAAATCAAGTGGTCAAAGAAGATCCACGTTTTGCCAGAGCCAAACAGGAATGTGAAGCCGAAGTGTATGCCATGTACCTAGATGTGATCCGTGAAGAAAAGGCCTGGGCTGATTATTTGTTCAAGAAAGGCCCTGTGATTGGACTCAATGCCAACATACTACGTGACTTTGTGGACTACACCGCAGTCATGGCACTCAAAGAAATCGGAGTCAAATATCAGGCACCAGCACCCAAATCAACACCAATTCCATGGTTCATGAAACACGTAAATACATCAAACAAACAGGCAGCTCTCCAGGAAACAGAAAGCACATCCTATGTGATCGGTGTAATGAGTGACAAACTCGATTATGATGCACTGCCGTCCCTTTGATGAAAGTTAAATCAACTTCCAACCTTTAACACTTTTATATTTTGGATGCCGTTTGATTAATTTATTAACGGCTCCACAATCAAGATCGTAAGTGGTTCTTAACTCATATTGCGTCATATTAATTGACTCGTTGGTTTTAGTATTAAAAAATTTATAAACCGTATGATCATATCGAACGCTACCTTTTCCGGTATAGAGTTTGCGATATAACTCTCGATTCTCTTGCTTATATCCAGGATTATCTGGTCCAGACATTCTTGCTTTTGCGATAGGATTAGGCTTGTTCCAATTAACATTATTAGACCCGGTGCGAGCCAACTTAAATTCTTCAGATCTTTTTTGTCCACGAATCTTGTTGGCTCTATCTTGTATTTGTTCTTTAGATTGTATTATTCCAGACGTTCCATCACCACCATCGGTTTTGTTTCGAAGAATTCCTGTGTTATTGTCTTTGCGGCCGTACCAAGCAATCATTCTTCTTTCGATAGCCAATGCTCCAACTTCTGATAAATTAGATTCAAGTATTACTATTTTTGATTTGTCCACCGGCGGTGATATTTCACCTTTTCCTTTAGTCCAGGCTCGACGTTGTTTGCCTTTACCTATATAATAAGGAGTCCCGTCGTCACGTAGATATGCATAGACGTAAAAATTTGTTGTTAAATACATTGCTGGTGCTCCTTTCAAGCATTAGAGTAGTTGGATATTATCAGTATCGCGAACTACACCTTTATTTATGAAAGAATTTAGTATGACAAAGGCAATTATTTGGAGTCGAGATCAGTGTCCCTTTTGCGATCAAGCAAAAAATTTACTCAAGTTAAAAGGCATTGAATATGAAGAACGCAACATCAGCACAGATTGGACACGCGAGCAGTTGTTGGAAGCAGTGCCCATGGCCCGCACGGTACCGCAGATATTTTTAGACGATAAATTAGTAGGCGGATTTACAGAATTACGCAAACACTTACGAGGATAGCATGAAAGTAGAATTAGACCAAGTTTACACAATCAAAATTGCCAATGGTGACGAACTGGTGGCAAAAATCACCGCAGAAGACGATGCAACATACACCATTAGCCGCCCACTGACCGTGGTTCCAGGCCGAGATGGCATACAAATGATTTTTGCCCTGTTTACAGCAAATCCTGACAAACCTGTGACTATAAATAAATCACAAGTATCGCTAATTGCACCCAGCAGAGATGAAGTGTGCGACAGCTATACCGAAGCTACCACTGGTATCAAACCAGTAAGAAACAGCAAAATACTCATGGGATAATACATGCCAGGACCGGTGTGCCGAGTTGGAGACAAAAACGCCGCCGGCGGAGTCATACTCAACGGTGATGCCACAGTCTTGGTCAACAATCGTCCGGTAGCAGTGTTAGGAGGACGTGTAACTCCACATCCTTGCTGTGGACGCCAAGGCTGTCCGCCAACACATTGTGCTGCCAAAACTACCACCACCAACGGCACAGTCTTGGTCAACGGTAAACCCATTGTGACATTTGGAGACAAAGATACTTGTGGTCATGCTCGGCAGGGTGGTAGTACAGATGTGATAGTGGGCTGACCATGGCTGGAAATGTTTTAACTCCCTTACAGCTGATAGCTGGAGCCAGCTTGTTACAGAATCAAGGACTTTCGGTCAGTCCAGAACTTTCTGCGGCCATTGCTGCCTACAGTGCCACTCCACTGATGACTGCGTTTTTTGATGCCTTGGCCCTGGATGCATCCTTGGCTACCTTGGCAGCAAACACAGTACCGGCTTTCAGCAACAGCTTGCCCGCGGCCTATGCGGCTCTGGGCACGCAGATGAGCAACGTGATTCTTGCGCAGGCTTCAGCAGATTTTGGCAGTGGGGATGTCAGTAAATTTATTCAAGCACTGAATCTGGTTGAAGCATATACTCAAAATACCAATCTGTTTATCAACAGTGCAATTAATAGCCAAACTTATCTGGGCAATACATTTACATCAACCAACAACATGATCACCGGTGACGTGACCACGATCAATTTGGCCACCGCAGCTTTTGGTACCGATCTAGTTAACCTGGGCGGTCTTATTGATCTAAGTGAACTCAATGACCTAGGAAGCCCCTTGGCGTTAATACAACGAATAGTAGAACTCACCGGTAATGTTCCTGTGTTGAGCCTGTTGTTGCTGGTCGAGGGAGTCAGTGAAGACATAGTATTAAACCTGACCAATCCTGAATTGAGTGTGGCCGACAGTGTGCAGAGACTGATGTATCAGGCCATGACCAAAATCACTGGCTCCAATCTTGCTCAAATATTAAAATTGTTAAAGGTCACCACCGCAGGTATCACAACCATGGCCGATTTGTTAAACCCGGTAAGATTGTTTCCCAACAGTTATCTAGGCCTGACCGTTACTACCAGTAATGGTCTTAGAGCCATTTACCTCAACGCCTCGGGCGCAGTCAATACAAAATTAGAACAACAACTACCTGACTATGTTGTGGCCAGCTATCAACGCCTGTCACAAATTATTCCTGCAGATCAGGCCTTGGCCAACAAGGCTTTGGCTGTGGCGCTGGAACAAATCAACGGGGTCAGCACTACTAACTTGCCTACTTTTGCAACAACTGTGAAAAATCTTGAAACCACTCGAGACCTGCCCTTGATCACAGCCCTGACCACCGCAGTTCCGCCCAGCGTAGCCAATTATTATACATCAACCTTGGCTGTGGGCGGCGGAACCAACGGTGACATACGTGTGGTGGATGTAATTGGTCTGGCTGCTGGGTGGGTGGCCACAGACGCCTACACGCAAACCGTAGAAATATTTTCCACCATGAATCTCACAGCCTTGACCACCATATATCAACAGATGGTCAATTCTCTTGATGGCACTTATGGTCCCTTAGATAGTGGACCTATAGTGATTCCTTCTGGTCCAGCAGCCGGAACTTACGTGGGAACATTAATTCCAAATCCTGATCCACCTCCGCCGGATATTTACAGTCCCACAGCTATCAGTTTAGCCATGGCTGCATTGACATCTGCGGCGCAGTCTGAGATTGTGATTTTGCAAGGTCTATATCCTAGTCAAACCACAGAACTCAACACTCTATGGAACAGCATGGCTGCACAGGTGGTACAAGAAGACACTTTGCAACCTTTGATCAAGTTAAACTATGCAGATCTCACAGCCAACGATCGCAACAGCATTTATGGATTTATCTACAGCCTACCCAGTTATGGAACTCAAACCGAACAAGGTGGCATAGCCTGGTTTCTTGAAGCCATGTCTGATCTGACCACCCAGGGTGGTGAAGCCATCATAGCCTGTCTAAGAGAAGGACGCAATCAGAGATTGTTAAACGGTTCCGGAATCTATACCAATACACAAATACCAGCAGATCCAGATCCACCTCCTCCTGCGGCCGAATTGTTGCCCAGCACCTACACTGAAGCCGAAGCACAAAATTTGGTAATAAAATAACCTGCAGTTTTGCCAGAAAAATCAACCCAAGCACAAGCTAAAGCGTTAAGTATACAGCACCGTAAAAAGTGCAAATTTCAAACTTTCGAAAGGAAATACCATGAAAGCATTACTCGCAATCGTAGCATCCGTATTCGCACTTTCCGCAGTTGCTCAAGCTCCTGCAAAAAAGGAAGAAGCAAAACCTGTTGCTGCTCCTGCTAAAAAGGAAGAAGCAAAACCTGCTGCTGCTCCTGCTAAAAAGGAAGAAGCAAAGAAAGACGCTAAGAAGTAAAAATCTGTTCGCGCAGTTGAACAGTGACCCTGCCTGGTGCAGGGTTTTTTATAAGTATTTTTTATGATAGAATGGATCCTGATTGTGCATTTATCCGTAACCAGCCCAGAGTTTGAGATCTGGGGTGGTTATCAAGATCACATCAACTGCTTGGCCACCCAGGACAGATTGCACGCCAGATATCAACAAAAGAAACAACAAATCCGTACCCGTTGCCAGCCAGTGATGGCCGTGCAGCTGGAACCCAGAAAATAAAGGTTAGTGTTCACTAACTTTGGTAGTTGACCAGAAACTCGCCTTTTTGTATAATAGCAGTATAGTTAATCAAAAGGAGCCACAGTATGTCCAAGAAACATTTCGAACTACTCGCCAAATACATCAACTCAATCATGGATCCCCATGCTCGTCTCCAGGCTGCGATTGCAGTAGCGTCGGCCTGCAAAGCGGCAAATCAACGATTCGATCAGGACCGTTTTTTCTCGGCCTGTAATATATAATGGTAAACTGGGTCTTGGTTTTTTTCATGGCTGGCACACCAGGTGATTATCACATCTACGGTGGCTACAACAAATTGGAAAACTGTGAAAAGACTCAGGCCCGTTACCAAGGAATTTTTGAAAAGACTGGCTCCAAGATGCAAGGAGAATGTAGAGCCAGAAAAGATGTCCGGGTTGGACGACCCACCACAGTGGTGTTCAAGACCTACGTGATTCATTAGTTCTCCGACCCGGCAACAACCAGGGTTAGTAAGCACTAACTTACTGTAATTCCTAAGTCCGGGACAATGGTTGACCAATAAAGGCATTTAGGTTATAATGTATGTATAGTTAAGTTTATGGGGCGGCGACTGGCAATACTAGTAAACGCCTTGATGTAGAGTCAACTAAGCGCAGGCCAACTCTACACCCCACCCAACAAAGGAGCAGATATGTATTTAGGAATGTTAGAACCCACAGAACAAGAACGCATCGTGCGGACCCTGCGTGGCCCACAGTTTGACCGTCTGCTTCACGGTGGCCTGTTTGACCGTGGCAGTGCAGATTCATACTACGGTCGTTGGAAAGAACCACACTGGTGGCCCGAAGGCACAGGGCATGGTCAACGCATCACCGACCTCAATGCGGCCGAAATCGAAGAGTATTTGGCCGGCTACGATTGGAACGAGCAACACGGCGACAAAAAGTCGTGGGATTGACCAGAAAAGGCCCATTTGTTATAATATAGGTATAAACAATAAAGGAGCAACACGATGGCACACAGCGATTTTGCAGAACTAACAGTAGATGACTTGCAGAGCTATTACAGCGACTTCCACAAGGATTTCCACGGTTGGCGTCCACGTGGTGCCACACCTGAGCAGTGGCGTGATCGTGAGTTCCTGGTAGCCCAGATCAACGGTATCCATGCGGCATTGGATGCCATGAAAACTACACCCGAGGGCCGTGCCCAACTACGTAGGGACGGTTGGGTCGTTGAAGACGAACCCGAGGTGATCGATCCAGAGGAGTATGCCAACTGGTCGGCTGATGCAGATGCTCACGCCTATGGGGAGATGCAATAATGGGATTCTACAAAGACATCGAAATCGAAATCATGCACTGGCAGGCTCTGGGTCGTAGCCAAGAAGAAACCTACATTTATTTCAAAGACTACGTGACCCAGGAAGATGTGGCTCGTATCTTTGCCCGTGACTGCGACGAAGAAAATCTTGAGATTGATCTCGACGGTGGGTTGAGGGCAACAAACGAACAGGAGACTGTGTGATGTTTGACGAATACGAAGAGCAACCTGGCAAGCCAGTCAACATCGGCCGATTAAAACTGACTCTTACACGTGATCAGATCATGACCTTTGTGGGCGGTCTGCATGAAACACAGATGGAACTGATCGAAGCAGTTGTTGCCAGTCGTGAGCGTCAAGGCTTTCCAGAAGCCACGGCAGTGATCAAGCGAATCATGGAGAGGCAATAATGGGCTTGGACATGTATGCTTATACCGCCAGCCGTGCAGGACAAAGTGCGGAATGGTGGGCTGATGCCGAGTTGGATCAGGATCTCAATGAATTTGTAAACCCCCGTTTGAGCCGTCCTGTAGAAATAGCCTACTGGCGCAAACATCCTCATCTACATGGTTGGATGGAACAGTTGTGGCAAAATCGAGTCGACCCTGGGCCAGATGATGTGTTCAACGGCGTCGAGCTTGAACTGTTTCGCGAGGACATTGATCAACTGGAACAGGATATCCAAGCAGGAATACTGCCCGAAACTCGCGGATTCTTTTTTGGTGATGATGCCAGCGAGTATTATAGATCGCAGGATCTTGAATTTGTCAAAAACGCTAGAGCAGAACTGTTTCTAGGTCTGCGTATTTTCTACAACTCATCATGGTGAACATATGAAACAACAAGATACCGCTTTTCAAATTTGGCTACAACGTATCTACATGGATCACAAAGATGAAGCCAATGCCTATGGATTTCCCACCTGTGATGCGGCAACCTATTTCCGCATGTACAAATATTGGTTAAAGCGAGAGTATAAACACCAACTGGAGCAGAGTAAATAATGTTAGACATGCAAGATGTCAAATTTCAAGGATTAAAATTGGCCGCAGACTGGATCAGAGATCTAGAAAGTTCCGACAGCAGAATACACAAAGAAAAAGTGATTGAAAAAGCACTCATGGCTGCCCGGCTGGGATCGACCAACGCTCAATGCTTTTTGTTCAACTGCTATGAAGCCTACAATCCCTTCCATGTGTTTGGTGTGCGACAAGTCGCAGAAACACAAGGCTTGGTCGATCGTGACAATCCTTGGCCCCGGTTCTGGGCTGTGTTGGAAGGTCTGCGTACTCGCAGCATAACCGGCCATGCAGCCAGAGATGCTATTGAAGCCATCAGTCAAGAGTTTGACACGGAAGAGTGGAACGGCCTGTGTCGCCGAGTCATAATCAAAGACCTGCGCTGTGGTATTTCAGAAAAAACACTCAACAAGGTCTTGGGCAAGACCGAATGGAAAATACCAACCTTTACCTGCCAGTTGGCCACAGATTCAAACGATCATCAAAGCAAGATGACTGGCATCAAGCGAATCGAGTGCAAACTGGATGGTGTACGTGTGCTGGCCTTGTGTACCAAAAACACTGTGACCTTGTTCAGCCGCAACGGCAAACAGTTTGAAAACTTTCCCGACATCGAAGCTCAGTTGAACCGAGTCAAACACCGCATCAGTCTTGAAACCAAAGGTCCGTTTGTGTTGGATGGCGAAATTGTGGGAGAAAGTTTCCAGGCACTCATGAAACAAGCACAACGCAAAGACAATGCCCGGACCAAGGACATGAACTACTACATCTTTGATGTGATTCCCTTGGCAGACTTTGAGCGTGGATTTTGGAATGCCCAACAACACAAGCGAACACGGATGTTGGAGATTAATCAGGTCGAAATCGAAGCCGAATCAAATCTCAGACTCATGCCAGGTATGAACGTGGATCTAGACACTGCCGAAGGGCATGACGTCATGCGCCGTTTTGCCGAAGATGCTGTAGCCCAAGGCTTTGAAGGTATCATGATCAAATCGGTAGATGCACCCTACGAGTGCCGACGGTCGAGCTTCTGGATGAAATGGAAACCTGTGATGACCGTGGACTTAAACATTGTGGGATTTGAAGAAGGCACAGGTCGCAATTCAGGCCGCCTGGGTGCTATAATATGCGAAGGAGTAGACAATGATCGTAATATTCGTGTTAATGTGGGCAGTGGCCTTTCCGATGCTGATCGTGATGAATATTGGCATTCCCGAGATGACCTACTTGGCCGAGTGGTTGAGGTTGCGGCAGA